TCAGCCAGTTGAGCGTTTGTTTTTCGTTCTCCTTATTTTTAGTTCATCTTCGTGTGTCAAAAACGTGACGGAATCGACGAATTTATTAAGATGCTCGGCACTCAGGTGAGCGTATTTTTTCACCATCTCCAGAGTTTCCCATCCACCCATCTCTTTCAACATCATCAGAGGCGTTCCGTTCTGGATGTGCCAGCTTGCCCAGGTATGCCGTAAATCGTGAAAACGGAAGTCAGGGATTTGTGCAGCCTCAAGTGCCCGGTTAAACTCTTTCCGTTCGATATCTTTCAACCGTTCACCATTAACAGAGAAGACGTACTCACAGGACATATCGCATTCGCGTAAAATCCTGATCGCTTCATCGTTCAATGGTAACGCTCTGGCCCGGCCTGATTTTGCATTCTCAGCGGTGACCATAGCATTGCGGTTTTCCGTATCGACATTTTCCCACTTCAGAGAAAGTATCTCTCCGCGCCGCGCTCCGGTAAGCAGGGCAAAAGAGACGATTCTCCTCAGCAGGTCAGACTGGATGGCATCAATCAGATCCCTGGCCTGCCACTTCCTCATCCACTTCACCCGCACCTTTGGCTCTCTCAATTCCGGCACGTATGGGCGATGATCAATCCACCCATGTTTCAACGCCAGAGAAAACGCTCTCACGATGAAAGCCCGGTATCGGTTGATGGTTCCGTTCTCCAGCGGGTACCGCGATTTATGCTGCGAATGAGTCGGCATCTTTCTGGCTATTTCTTCGCCCTTGATGCTTGTTATCGCCCGGCCCTTAAACACTGCCAGCCAGTATTTTGCATATCCCTTTTTCGAGCCGTACAGCGTCTGGTCTTCTGCATCCTTGAGGGCCAGAATGATGATCTCCTCAAACAGATGTTCCTTCCTTTTATCCAGCCGCGACTCACTCCACAGCTCATGCTTCAGCTTGTCGTGGTACTCCTTCGCTTTTGCCTTTTCTTCGGTGCCAGCAGAATGTCTAACTCGCGTTCCATCTGGAGCTGAGATATCAACCCAGTAGTTTTTCCCTCTTTTGTAGATCGGCATTTTGAATGCTCCTTACCGACCACAGCCAGCCGGAAGATATTGTTAGTTGTTTGGGTGAACTTTTCCACGCTTTCTTCGCTCGCCCGCCATGAGCCGCCGACTTTAAACATGTGATAGCGCGATGGGTTCCGGTAGATTGTGCTGGGAGATACGTTGATCCGCGCCGCGAATGCTGGCACTTTCATAAACGGTTTTTCGGTTGCCATAGGCTTACTCCAGGCAAAAAGAAACCGCCCTTAGGCGGTTATTCGATGCGGATGCCAGGAATCTTCCCGGCGGCAATGGCGTCGTATGCACGGGTTGCATACATTTCTGCTGTAGCCATTCCTGTATCTGGGATTTCTCCGCAGATAGCATCTCTCAGTGATGTAATCGCAAGCTCCCTCTTCTTCTTTTCTCTTTCTTGTTTGATGTCAGAAAGAAGACCGACGCAACCCATGCAGATATGGATATTATTTTTTGCTTCGATCATGGCCTCCTTGCCGACATTTACACCGCAGAGGGAGCATAAATCCTCTGGATGAGGCTGATACTCCTGAAAACCTATTTGTGAAAAACCAATTGATGGCATAAAGCCTCCAGGCAAAAAGAACCCGGCACGATAGCCGGGGAAAGGGGGATAACGTGGCAGTGCATTCGCACCCAATAGCCAGCTCATAACTGGCTATCAGTTGCGTCATAACTGGTTTCGAACCATGTTCAGCCAATCAGGGTCGGGGCCAATCTCGTCACATACCTCAGGCTCTTCAAGAGCATCACGAAAGGCAGCCGCTACAATCTTCCCGCCCATAAACTCCATCCCTGCGCTAACTGGCGGCTCCTCGCCGTCCTCATACTCAAATACGAAAGTCATTTTCCCCATAATCTCTCCTCATGCCGCACGCTGGGCGCGGAGCTTCTTTAAATGTGCCGACGTTTCGAGGTCATCCCATATCTGCTTAAGTTCCGCACCTTCAACCCATTCGAAGTCCGTCTGGAATCGCATCATGCTGGCTATGCAGTTATGACCGTTTCGCTGGTAGTGGACTGTTTTGGAGGTGGTGCGGGTTATCTTGCAGGGAGTGCCGTGATGATCGACGTAATAGCTACCGGGCAGAATCAGTCTGAACATTGGCTGACTCCTGCATCATGAGGAATACAATCATGGCGGCGCGGAGTGGGTTTGTGTCAACGATAGCGATATCCCAATTGCAATAATGTGCCGCCCATTTATCACCGACTGCTGCCGGAGCAACGCCTATTCTGTGAGAGAAAATTATCGGCCATGCGTCCGCCGGGTTGTTGCAGTAGTTTTTCTTACCTTTAATCTGGCCTTTGTCATCGCGAAAGGTTAATGAACCGTCAGGGTGAAGAAAGTAAGCATTCCACCCGAAAGACTCTCCAACCCGGATGTTTATTTCATCGTCTGTCAGCTGTGAATAGTCCATCACATCCCCCTCTGCTTATTCCGCTTGGCAATCCACGCACATCGTGCATCCCGGATACGCTTTCCGGCGAGCCTCCGGCAACTCCTCACCACATTCAACGCAGTGAATAGCAGATACCGCATCACGGTTAATCCTGTGAGCCTGTATTGCATGTTCGCGCATCATCTCTTCGAGAGCGCTGGCCTGATCGATGATTTCTGCAGTCATGTTCTCACCCAGCCCTTACCACGTATGCAACGAATCAAGCCGCGCCTTTTCAAAGCCTGCAATCGGCGGTCTAACACGCGAAACCCTTCATACTTATGCGTGGATAATTTTTCGCATTCATCAAATACATCACGCACATAGATATTCATAAAAGGAGCCGGGTGGCCGCCGATTTTATTTAGGATGATTTGGTCTAAATTTTCGTACTTGCTCATGGTCACTCCCTGAACTGTCGGTTAATCCGGCTGAAGGCAAACGCCAGCAATAAAAAGGGAGCGATAAGCTCCCGGGTGATTTGTGCTGTCATAAGCCGACGGCCTTACTGAGCGTTTCGCTGACCTTCTGGATATGGTCGCGCAATTCCTGCAGGCACTGCGCCTCTGATTCCAGTATTTCCTTGTGCATCAGCTCGCGGACAAGATGCTCAAATTTGCTGAAGTATCCGAGACGGGAAAGCATCTCCTGACCAGCGTTTTTTCCCTCTTTGCTGATTTTCTTCTCGCTCAAAATCAGGTCATGCGCTGAACCGGTGACGACATACTTATCACCTAGTTCGATTCGAATATTTTTGCTCATTGCTCGACTCCATAGCGCCCGTTCAGGCGCCCAATTTCGCTGTTAAATTTGATAAGGCTGATGCCAAGAGGCTCGACGATTTTGTGATATTTGCGGAGGATGGGCGGGGCGACTTTGTTCCAGTTCGGCTTGGGCTTTGTTCGCATCGCAGCCTTCAATTCATCGCTGCAACGCCGGGCCTGGCAGTGCAAGGCATTCTCCTGTTCGGTGGTCATCAGCTTCATGCCGCCTCCTGCCTGTTTAGGTACTCTTCAGCGAGTCGCTGCGCCTTCAGTGGGTTGCAGATGACATCACCCCATGGCATCAGCCAGCCGTTAGGCCCGACAATGAATGCCAGGCGAAGTCCGTGAACTACTATGTCGTCGTGAGCGTGTTTCATTGCGTCACCCTCATTTCAGGTTTAAGTCGATATTCCGTCCCGCCCAGGCACTTCCCGCCGAACTCCTGACCCCACGGCGTCGCGTCGCACATCTCCTTCACCATCTCCAGTTCGGCAGCGCTGATGAACTGGCTTTTCTCTTCCAGCGATCCACCCCAGCCTGCGTAATACGGTTCGTGAGTGACCAGGTTAATCCCTGCGGTGAAGCACCCGTCAGCCGGGCAAACACCGCTCCAGTAGGTAGCGATGAAGTTGCGTTCATCGGCGCTGAGCAGTCGGATCAGCGTCTCTTTCGAGTGGTGGCGTCTGCCAGATGTGCGTTGCATAGCGAATTGCGGGTATGGTTAACCCGCCTCCGTGAGGTGAAATAGGATGGAATAGGGGATAAATCAGGCGTTAAAAGGGGATATCGTCGTCGAAGTTAGTCGGTGGCTCATCTTGTTTCGATGGCGTCGATGGCTGCTGCCGAGACTGCGAACCACTTTGAGGCATCTGAGGCTTGCCCCATCCGCTACTCTGCTGCTGTCCACCGCTCTGTTGATCGCCTGCACTCTGCCGGCCGCCTGTCATCTGCATAGTGCCGCCAACACCGACCAGAACCTCTGTGGTGTACTTCTCCACACCTGATTGATCAGTCCATTTGCGAGTCCGAAGTTTCCCCTCCAGGTAAACCTCAGAACCTTTGCGAAGGTACTCCCCGGCGACATCCGCCAGCTTTCCGCTCAGCACGACACGATGCCATTCGGTCTGTTCTTTCTGCTCGCCTGTCGCCTTATCGCGCCACTGTTCTGAGGTGGCTACTGAAAGATTGGCGAATGAGACACCAGAAGGTGCATAGCGCACCTCTGGATCCTGCCCCAATCGCCCGACGATAATCACCTTGTTAACGCCTCTGCTGCTCATGCTGCTGCTCCTGCCTGTTCGAGTTCTGATTTCCTGATGTCATAAACATCTTTCGCTTTAGCCTGATATTCGGTGCCGCGCAGGGTGCGCCATGCTTCCTCGAATAAGGGCTTGAGTGCTTCCATATCCGGTGCCTTCTCAGCATCAGCAACGAACTGTTTGAGGTTTTCTTCGTGCTGGTTAACGCCAGATTCCAGCCACTCCAGCAGGCGCTTACCGGTGTCTTCGCCGAGGATCACCGGGTCGGAATTGGAGAAGAGTTTGGTGCGGTCTTTACTGGCGATCGCATGGTGGGTTTCGTGAGCGATATCCAGAACGGTGGTGAACTCATATTCAACGCCGTCACGCTGCTCTGACTTCATGCCAAGCTTGGCGACCTTCTTGCGGCCGTTCTCTTCTACCTGGGCCGTTTCAGTCTTGCTGCGCATGGTTGCGATGATGTGCATAGGCGAACGCAGAATTGCGTCGAGGAACAGGCGGTGACGCGGGTTGATCTCGCTCCAGGCTGACCAGCTGTTGCCGCGGTATTTTGCCTTTGCGATGGTGTCTACCAGCTCCAGACATCCGCCGACGCCGCCCCATTCATGGGTGATGCTGTCGAGGATCAGAGTTTCATATCCGGCATCCTCGGCCGACTTAATCGCCTCAATGAATCGCTCGGGAGAGAAGGGGGGATCCAACTCTAGAACGTCAAAGTCAGCGATATCGGAATAAAGCGAGGCACTACCCTTTTCGGTGTCGATGAAAGCGACCTTGCCGCCAATACCTTTGGAAACCAGCAACGCGCTGTAGGTCTTTCCTGAACCGCTCGGCCCGGTAAGTGCCAGCCGTAGCCTGGCTTTCTTTCTCATGGCTTTTTCGAATTTCATGATGGTCTCTCTTAGTTAAAATTACCTGCGAACTCTTCCATGCTGATCGACGGATTCTGGCGTTCTGCTGCCAGGTTAACCGGCTCGTCATCTTCAACTGGCGATTCGGGGATCACGTCACGCATCAGACGGACGAATGCATCGTCATCCCAGCGTTCCATAGCGCTCATGCTGCACGTTCCTCAAGTTGGATACAGACACGCTCAATGGAGGCGCTGCGAAGTGCGTAGGCTGCCTCACGCTTCCATCCCAGCAGGCGGGACTCTCTGGCCTGTACCAGCCAGGCGTGATGGTTTGCCACCATTGCCGGCCGCGTTCTCGGCATCCGTGGGTGCTGATAGGGTTGTTTCATGGTTACTCCTGAATTCTGGTTGTGCGCCACCCGGCACCGATTGGCTGCCAGATGTGAAATGGGGTGGGGGATTACTGGCGATTAAGCCAGTTGATAAAGGCGTTATTGGCAATGTCGCCGATCACCGATACGACAATCATGCATGCCAAGCAGACAGGGATTGATTCAGGCCTGTCTTTATGGATGAGGTAAAGCGTCATGAAGACCATCCATGAGGCCTGCGCTATCCAGTACAGCGTCCTAGACATGAGAACGCCCTCGCTTATATCTCGGTATGCCCATAGCCACGCGCATCTTTTCCATGGCTCGCTGCCAGAGCTTCCCGTCGCCAAGAACCTGAGCTATTGCCAGCTCACTCTGCGCTACCTGTAACAGATAATGATTGATGGTCATGACTTCCCCTCCACCTGCTCAAGTAGTCCCGCCATCGCCATCTGCTTGCGGTCCATCGTGAGCGTAAAACGAGGATTCTCGACTGATGACAGGCGCCACTCGTTATCGTTTAATTCGGTGACTGTGTACTGCTTGCCTTTGTGAGTGACTGTCATGAGGCCTCCCGTTGGCTACTTTCAGAATCCTGCTGGAATGCAGCGCGCATAAATTCCTCACTAAATTCCATCTCTGGGGCCTGAACGAAGGCGATATACGCCTCTTCCTGACAGTTGGTGCAATAACCGGAGCGGATAGCGCATCCGCAATTTTCACAGTGTTTGCTCATAATCATCTCCGCCCTTAAGCCGGGCCGCTGAACGTTGAAAAACCTCGCGCCTTAAGAAATGCGCATGATTTATGTTTAAACCGCGGTGGATAGCCGCTCTCATAACGTGGCTCACTCGTAAATGAGCCTGGGTATGAGGTAATAAAAAACCCGCCTGAGCGGGTCTATTCTTCTGCGATGAGTTCAACCGTTACGTTGAACCCTGGATAATCTCGAGCATCATCAAGGTCATCAACCACTGCGTAGTGCAGCTCCTCAGTGGTCATCCCCAACTCATTCAGCTCTTCTTCCGTTACTCGCACAACAACTTCCATCGCCTTACCCTCTGTAATTACTCTGTGAATAATGCTGCCGACGTGCATCGCGTATCTTCTCCAGCTCGCAATTCTTAGCCGCGGCGTGATATCTGCTGATGTGGCATAGCGGCGTTCTCGGGTCGAAGTCACGACCGCATACCGGGCACTTGATGCTGTTTTTCATATGCCACCTCAGCGAGCGGTGACTTGCTTGGACTTGCGGTATCCAGCTGCGAAGATAGCGACTTCTGGCAAGCAGCTTGCGCCGCCGGTGTTGCTTTCACGAAGGCTACCGAGCGAAGTGGCGCGGTCTACTCGTGACATATCCTGTTTTCTTGCCTGTGACGCGTTCTGAGCAGCCTCAGCGCGTCGTTTAGCCATCAGCTCACCACGTTTCAGATAACGCCGTGTAACGCTGTTGCTTGCGATTAAAGTGGTCATACATCCTCCAGTGGTTGCTTTGGTGATTGGATGGCCGGTGCTGATCTCCGGCATGCGGTTTACTCGATAGCCGTGGGGTTATTAGCCCTACACCGCCGCATGCAGTGGAACAATCTCCACCCACGCCGTAAGTCTGCTGCGCATCAGCCTGCGCATTCATCCAATCCCAAAGCAACTTCCTTTGGGCCACACTCTCGCAGTGGCGGCGCTCATGCCTTTGAGGATGCATGCCAATCGGCAGCTAATAACCGGTGCGCGTATGGCGTTCACGCTGCTTTACCGGAGCTACTTTTTATTAGAACCTTGACCCGATGCTAAGCAGGCTCGCTCAAAGGCGACTCAGGGCAGCATCACGACTGCTGCATTGCCTTTCGGCTGCGGTCTAACCGCGTTAGTGCACCATGTGGCACCTCCTGTTTGGTTAAACTTCTGTTCTCCCACAAGGGCGGGAGAAATTATCCCATCATGTTAAAGAGCTGAGACTTCGTTCCTTGTCTCGGTGCTGCGTCCTGCTGATGTGATAAAGATACAGATAAAACTGTATTATCGTCAACAGACAAAACTGTATTTATTGTTGAAATAAACATATCCACCTGTAATTTCGGAAGATTTATTTTTATATAGGCGAAAAAAAACCGGCATAAGCCGGTTCTTCAAGAGAGGGAGGTGGGATCAGCGCTTGCGGCGGTAGATGCGGTGTTCAATCATCACACCGATGATCACTAAGGGCTGGAGTGAGCTGTTGATGACAGGGTAATCATCATTCAGCGGAACAAGCTCAAAGTGCTGGCAGCCCATCTCGTCAGTAAACGTGGGGCGGTACTTTTTAAATGTGGCCTGGTCACCACCGTTCTTCGCAACTACAAACTCTCCAGGAACTGGCTCTACCTCTGGGTCAACGATAATGACGTCACCGGCCTTAAAGTCCGGCTCCATGGAGTCACCCTCAATGCGGAGGGCGAAGCTGTGCTCTGACAAATCCAGATCCGTCAGAATGTATTCTAAACTACCATCGAAAGCCTCTATTGGGCTTTTTTCCGCAAGCGCTCCCGCCTGCACGTAACTTATCAAAGGAACTCTCCTGCTGTTCACTTCGGCCATCGGCATAAACGCGCCGCCATTCATTAGCCAGTCGGCGTCGCAGCGCAGCGCCTTCGCTATGCCGATTATATTACGCGGCTTGCGGGTATCGCCAGTCTCCACGCTCTGCCATGACTGCTGCGTTATCCCGGCCAACTTTGCCGCATCTGTCTGGGTCAATCCCAGCTCAATTCTTTTTTGTTTTACGCGATCTGCAAGGCTCATAAATCCCTCTCTCTGTATGCCTTGATAGTCACAGCTAAAACTGTAATTGACAAACAGAAATAACTGTCACAGAATACAGATAAAACTGTGGAGGTGATATGGAAACAATTTCTCAACGCCTCAAGCAAAAACGTGAAGAGATGAATCTGTCTCAGGACCAGCTGGCAAAACTGGCGGGTATGAAACAGCAGTCTCTTCAGGCCATCGAGGCAGGGACAACAAAGCGTCCACGTTATTTGGTTGAGTTGGCTCGTGCTCTTAAGTGCGATCCAGAATGGCTGCTCTTCGGCGACAACCGGCAGGCCCAGCACTAATTCAGCATCAAGAACCATCGCTCTTTAACATCGCTGCACATCCTCTCCGCCCATGTGGAGATAACAAAAACGCATCACAGGATGCGCATTAACTTATTCAACACAAGGAATTATCAATGAAGGACAAAGCAAGTTACAGCAAGCCAACACGTCAGGACGTAGATAGAGCAGAAACCGATCTGCTCATCAATCTTTCTGCGGTTACTCAGCGCGGTCTGGCGGAAATGGTGGGGTGTCATGAATCTAAGATAAGCCGGACAGACTGGCGATTTATTGCGGCCGTCTTGTGCTCTTTCGGGATGGAATCAGATATCAGCCCTATCAGTAGAGCCTTTCATCATGCGCTCAATGCGCTCACAAATGAAAAACGTCCAGCTGTTGGTAGCAGTCTGGACGCTTAAGAAACTGTGTTACGTCAACACATTCATTCAGGAGTAATTATGACCTTCGCTACAGACAAAGTAAAGGCGCAGGAACTTCGCGAGCAGCGCATTGATGGGGTTCTCAAAATCGACCCCGAAGACATCATCACTATGCGAATTCCAGAGGATTTTGCATTAAACGGTTGGGTTTACGTTTTAAGCAATGAAGCGATGCCGGGGATATACAAGATTGGCATGACGACCTCATCTCCCGAGGTAAGGGCCAGAGAGGTATCGCAAGGCACTGGCGTGCCAATGCCGTACGTTGTTGAGCATGCTTTTCACAGCTATCAACCTCGACAGGATGAAGCGGATATTCATGAGCTTCTTGGTGAGTATCGCCTCAACCCAAATAGGGAATTCTTCAAATGCGAAATGGACATCATCCTCGACGCAATTGATGAGCAAGGGCTGGTTCATAGAGACACAAGTGTTGAATCCCTGGCAGACAACCGCCAGGTGATTACCTTCCAAAAGAAAGGTCGCCTCAATATTTCTGAGCTTTTCGAAGATATCGGCATAACAACATTCGGTGATCAGTTCGCTATTGCAGAAGGCCTAATAAGAATGGCTTGCCGAATGGTTAGGCGTCAGACGGACGAAGGGTATTCGGTACTTTTATCTGAAGGAAAGGCCCAGCGAGTAAAGCAAGAAATTACTCAGCAGTACGAGTCATACATCTCTTCAAATGCAGAACAAAATCACAGCAAAGATATTAACCACGGCCAACTCTAAGGTGGAAACATGGCACGATCCAGAAACATCAAACCCGGCTTTTTCACCAATGATGAACTGGCCGAATGCTCCCCATTTGCTCGACTTCTTTTTGCCGGGCTGTGGACCATCGCTGACAAAGAAGGCCGATTAGATGATCGCCCGAAGAAGGTCAAAGCGATGGTGCTCCCGTTCGATGATGTTGATTGCAATGATCTGCTTCAGCAGCTGCACAACCATAAATTCATTAACCGCTATCAGGTTAATAACGAGCAGTACATCCAGATCAATAACTGGAAGAAGCACCAAAACCCCCACTGCAAGGAGGCTGCAAGTGAGATACCAGAACCAGCAAAGAACAATGAAAGCACCGGGCAAGAACAGTGCAAGTCTGATGAAGATACTGAAAAGGAGGATGCTGGAAACCAGCAAGTTATTGAAAAAGAAGGAGCACCAGACAAGCACAGTTCTAGCACAGTACTTGAACAGCAACAGCACACAACAAATCCTGCTGATTCCCTTAACCTGATTCCTGATTCCCTCATCCCTCATCCTGATTCCCTTTCTAACACCCAAGCCGCTGACGCGACTTGCGAAGGGGTCGAGGAAGAAAGCGCTGATGTTCATGAAATCTCAAGCCGCTATGCATTCGAAGGGCAGATAGTCAGGCTCAACCACAAAGACCATCAGGCCTGGGCAAAGCTGTATCCGCTGATCGACCTGAACTACGAACTTCAGAAGCTCGATATCGAGTTTGCCCATGAGAAGCCAAAAAATTGGTTTATCACTGCAAGCCAGAAGCTGAGCTATCAGAACAAGCAGGCTGCAGCGCGACCGGTACGCAAGGTTGCTAACGGCTTGCAATCGGAAAACTTTGCCGCGAAGAACTACGGCACCACTGAGATCCCAGAATGGGCGAGGGACTGATCATGACACTGGATGAAAAAATTAATCAGTTTGAGAAACGCATTGCCGAACTGAGTCAGCCTCCGGTTCAGCTTGAAGATATCGAACTAACAATCAGCACAGAAAACTGCGAAAAGCATGGCCCGTTTGAGTGCAGAACCAGGCATTTCATGAACTCTGTCGTAAAGATCCCACCACGTCCAAGCTGCTGCCCTGAATGTCTGAAAGAGGAGCTAGCCCGCCTACAGGAAGAAAGAAATAGCATCAACGAATCCGCTCGCAAAAGAAACATCGAGCGGCTACTGGATGGCCTGAGCATTCCCGCCCGGTTCGAATCATGCTCACTGGAGAACTACGAGCCGGTGAATGATGACGCGAAGCGTGCGTTGAAGGTCTGCCAGGCATACGCCAGCCGTTGGCCTGAGCGCTTGCAAAAGGGCGGCGGTCTGGTGATGTGCGGAAAGCCCGGAACCGGTAAGAACCACCTTGCGTTGGCCATCGCCCGGCATGCCATCACTGAGCATCAGAGCTCAGCTGTGTTCACTACTGCGCTGAAAATCGCCCGTGAGTACAAATCAACCTGGTCGAAGGGCTCAAGCCGTACTGAAGACGAGGTGATTCGTTACTTCACCAAGCCTGACCTGCTGATTATCGACGAGGTCGGCGTCCAGTTCGGCAGCGATGCCGAGAAGCTGATCATGTTCGAAATCATCAACACCCGGTATGAGCGGATGAAGCCCACCATCCTGATCAGCAACCAGACCAAAGATGAACTGGCTGCGTTCATCGGCGAGCGTGTCATTGACCGCATGAGCGATGGCGGCGGCTGCACACTGTCTTTCACCTGGGATAGCTACAGGAGCAAGTCATGAACACCCGAGAAAAAATAGTTCACCACCTTGAAACCAACAAACCGACATCCTCCAGAGAATTCCACACTTTAACCGGCGCACCAAAATCCCGCATTACCCAACTCCTCCGGGAACTCACAGAAGCAGGCCAACTTGAAATCTACAGCGCCCATAACGGCATCAAGCGTTATCGGTTGACTGAGCTTCATGCAAACCGGCGTAAAGCGGTTCTGGACTATCTGGAGGCTGGCAACGAAGGAGCTTCATCGGCTATCGCCGCCGCGACAAGTCTTGATGTGCAAGTCACCTCGCAGATTCTTGCATCACTGTGCAAACAGGGGCAGGTGCACCGGCAATGGCTGGGCCGAGAGAAGGTGTGGCACTACAGCAAGAACGCGCCGTACACCTTTGGCATGGCAAACCCTCTTAACAACCTATTCAATCAGTGCCTGGCATCAGTGCGGGGCGGGAGAGCGTCAGCATGAGCAGCAGAGAGCAATTTGAAGCGTGGATGACAGCAGAGCAATGGTTCCACGATAGCGATTTTGACTGGGATGAGCGCCGTAACTGCTACTCGCAATTCGGCATCCACCTGGCTTACAAATCATGGCAGGCCGCAACCAGCGCGATGGAAGCCAAGTGCGCGGCGCTGGCTGATTTATTTGGCGATGTGAAAGAGATATTTGGTTTTAAGTATCGCTATTTCATCACCTCAAAGGGGCTCATTTTCTCATTGTCTTCTGGTGAACTAAAACAGTTAAACCCAACCATGCGCGGCAAGAACAGAAATCAGTATTTGTTCGTTAGGCTGGAGCTTGAAGGGAAACTGAAAGGCGTGAACATCCACCGATTAGTTGCTGAAAACTTTATCGGACCAAAGCCTTCCGATGAGCACGTCATTAACCACAAGGACGGAAACAAGCAAAACAATGATGTTTCAAACCTGGAATGGACAACGATAGCTGGTAACACTCAGCACGCATATAGAACAGGTTTGGCCGGGGGAAGAAAGCACGGATCGTATAAAGGACCAGTCTGCGCAGAGAACGAGGAAGGTTTTGGGTATGTGTTCTTTGACAGCAAACAGGCTATCGAGGCTGGCTTTAACCCAAACTCAATTAGGGACGCTGTTGTTAAGCCATGGAAGAAAGTATTCGGATTCTATTTTAGCCGCATCAATACCGAAGCCCAACTTCGCCAGGGAGGTGCAGCATGATCTGGATTCTCTTATCGCTCAGTGCTGGTTATTACAACGCCGGGAATGTTTCTGGTGTTGAGTTTAATTCTCAGCAGGCTTGCATTGATGCCCGTACAGAGATTCGAAAGCACGACAAGATGAACCTAGTAGTTATGTGCGTGAAGAAAGGGGAGGCAGCCCAATGACCAACAAACAGGCGCTGCGTGAAGCGGCGGAGAAGGCGACGCCGGGCAAATGGCGCCGGGCATCAACGAGGTTCAATGGCATTACTGCCCAGAGTGCTTACCCTCTGTGCGGCAAAGAGGACATTCTGGCTAACGCTGCAGAAAAACGTGACGCCGAATTCATCGCCGCAGCCAACCCGGCCACCGTGCTGGCTCTACTGGATGAGCTGGAAGCCGCTGAGAACAGGAATGATCGACTCGAATCCATTGTGACCGTTGCCGAGCAGCGCAACGCACTCATGCGCGAATGGAAGCGCGCTCTTAAGGTTCCATGTGACCTCGTTGATGATCAGGTTCCGCTAGTTATTCATAGCATGGTCCTCCGTCTGGATAGGCTAAAGGAAACCGAAGAGAAACTGAAATCGGCAGAGGATCAGATCGCAGAACTGGTAACCGCTGGCATCATCACCCGGATTGAGGGATAACCCATGACATACACCAAAGAGCAACTGATCGAAGAGGCGAAGCAGGCCGTAGAGGGCTGTCGCAGGCTACTGCGTGTGTCGCCGGGCGTTGAAGCTCACAAGATAAGCCTGCGCCTGGCTGAAATCACGCTGGCAGCGCTGACGGCTGAGCCTGTTGGTTACTTCGGAAGATTCGACGCGGATGACGAAGACCTGATCGACCAGTGCAGCCCCAACATTAGTGGAGCATTCCCGCTCTACGCAACCCCGCCAGCGCCGGTATTGCCTAAAGAACTGTTCTCAGCAACGGAAGAGGTTCTGCGTATCTCCGACCGTGACCATGACGCCTGGCACAAGGCTAAGGCCGGTATCGTATCCTGCCGCGCCGCCATGCTTCAGGGTGCCGAACCTGTGCAGGAGTGGATTCCGTGCAGCGAGCGGATGCCGGAAACGGACGGTAACTACTGGGGGTGGTGGGGAGAAAGCAAGCGACAAGGCCCGGTCTGGTTTATCAAAAGTGACTTACAGGCTCAATTCCAGAGCAGCGAGATAACCCACTGGATGTCACTGCCAGCAGCACCGCAGCAGGAGTGATGTATAATCCCCTCAAATAATCGAGGGGATATTTTATGTCAGACTGGAATATTGCAGCAAAACCTCAGGAAGAACGCGACAGGGTTAACGTTGACCTGGCTGCCTCCGGGGTTGCATACAAAGAGCGCCTGAACATGCCGGTAATCGCCGAGGTGGTGATGCGAGAGCAGCCCGAGCATCTGCGTGACTACTTCCTCCAGCGCCTAAAGTTTTATCGTGAGAAGTCGGTAACTTTACCGAGAGGTAGCGATCCGGTTTACCTGAAGCAGGAGGACTAAAATGATAGTTTCGTTGCTCAAGAATCCAAGCGTCAGAATGGATGCGGAATTCACTGATGGCTCGCCGGAGATGTTAGTTATTGGCAAAAATCCCACCACAGAAATAGTTTTTGATGGCGCCTCTGTAGGCGAGTGTTTTGAGTTTATTCTCGAAGAAAGCACTGCCAGGGGTTTCTATTTCCAGGACTTTGACGGAGAAAAATTTATCTTCTTTGGAGAATAAACTGTCTTTGATTTTCAATAAGCAACCAGCCATAATTACCTCACCAGAGCCTGAACAACTCTGGTGACCTCGCGCCTGGGAGGGGACTTCTAGGCCATGCATCAAACAAAGAGTAAACATCATCAGTCGCAGGCGCAAAAACGTGTCTGGGGCTTTCTGCATTCTGCGGTTTCCCATGGGGAGGCCGTATGAAACAGCAATTCTTCCTCGTCAACGACTCCATCAAGCAGAACGCCATCAACTTCATCCGCGAGTTGCCGGTCGATGCCAAACGTCCGCTGATTCTGGACATCAAAGAGATGACCCGCACGGCTCAGCAAAACAGGAAACTTTGGCCGCTGCTGAAAGACCTGTCTGACCAGGTTCTCTGGTTCGGTAACAAATACGATTCCGATGACTGGAAAGACCTCATCACCGCGATGGTCGCCAAATCCAAAAAGCAGGAGCAGCGAATGGCGCCCGGGCTGGATGGCGGCATTGTGATGTTCGGCCAGCGTACCAGCAAGATGACGGTACGCCAGATGGTTGAAGTTATCGAGGCTATCTACTGGTTCGGAACTCAGCAGAACGTCAAATTCAGCGACAAATCCCGCCTCGAGATTGAGTGGGCCAAGCAGTGGGGTGAACGTAATGCGTAAGCCATCCCGCCGCAAGTGCAAAGTATGCGGAGAGAAGTTTATCCCGCAATACGACAACATCCGTTGGTGCTGCCCGGCTCACGGCGCCATCTACGCGCTTGAGCTTCGCGTCAAAGAGAAGGTTAAAGCTGAGGCCAAACGCATCAGAGAGAAGCACCAGGCTGAGAAAGAGAGTAGGGATCTGCAGGCCAAAAAACGCCTTGAAGTGAAGCCGCTAAGTTACTTCGCAAAGCAGGCGCAGCAAGCGTTCAATGAATTTATCCGGTACCGGGATCGTCATCTTCCATGCATCAGTTGCGGCCGCAATCACGATGGTCAGTATCATGCCGGCCATTTCCGCACGACCGGAGCTAACCCAGAACTGCGTTTCAACGAAGACAACTGTCATCGCCAGTGTGCCCCCTGTAATAACCACCTGTCAGGCAACCTGATCGCCTATCGTCCAGCGCTTATCACCAAAATCGGTGAATCCCGCTTTGATGCCCTGATGGGGCCGCACGAATTACCGAAATGGAAACGCGACGACTATATCCGTATCCGCGATGAGTACCGCGCAAAGCTCAAAGAACTGAAACGGAAGGAGGCCATATGACACCCGATCAGATAGCCCGATACCAGGCCGAGAGCGTTAAGCGCGCCAACCTGCCGCCAGTAGCAAAGCACAGCCAGACCGAAACCAAACAGCCGATTAAGGAAGCCGCATGATGAACACCCAATACCTGGAATTTGTACGCCAGCAGCTCATCGTTGCGACGGCAGATCTGAGCGGAGCGACAAAAGGCCAGTTGATGGCCTGGCTGGAGAATGCTCAATTCGATACAGGTACGTTTAAGCGTAAGAAGCCGCGCGTGAAGGATGATGTGACCGGGAAGATGATAACGTTGGATAACCCGCCGATCCCGGGCAAGCAATCGCGCGCCAAGGGGTCGCATATCCCACTGGTTCAGCCTGTCGAATACTCCACAGCATCCTGGCGCCGGGCGGTCCTGTCGCTTGAGGAACACCAGAAGGCATGGCTGCTCTGGAACTACAGCGAGAACACCCGCTGGGAGAACCAGGTGACGATTACCCAATGGGCATGGGCAGAGTTCAGGGCGCAGTTGGGCACCAAAAAAGTGGCCGGCAAGACGATGGAGCGCCTGCAGAAACTTATCTGGCTTGCGGCGCAGGATGTTAAGGCTGAGCTGGCCGGGCGTGATACTTACGAATATCAGGCGCTGGCAGATTTGGTCGGCGTGACGCCAAAGAACTGGTCAGAGACGTTTACTGATCGCTGGGTGGCGATGAGACGTGTTTACCTGAGCCTGGATAGCGGCGCTTTATTGCAGGTAACGCGATCACGTTCACAACAAAAGGCAGCAAATTACGACATAAGTCTTGCAAAACTGGATTGAAACGCATATATTTCATGTAAATCTGATATTGTGCCAATGTTGTATGCACTGGCGGTATCTACGTATTCAAGCCCGAGGTTAACGCCTTGGGCTTTTTATTTGCCTGTAGCTAAGTGGTAAAGCACCCAACTCATAATTGGATGAACGCTGGTTCGAATCCAGCCAGGCGAACCAAACCCACTACCTGGGACTATAAGCGCATAGCGCAACGCAGTACCCATCGGTTGGCAGCCCAGAAGCTGCCTTTTTTATTAACGGACTCCGGGGATCACCCTCGACATTCCTTGTTGTTAAATAGCCCTGAGAGTCCGACCCAAATCAACGAGCACCTTACCGGTGCGCTCATGAAGAAATCGATTATGCAAGACAGACCGGATACCTGGGCCGTAATGCTTGCGTGGCTTGTAAACCACAAAAACGAAGCTGGCTATTCGGTTCTGGCTTTTGTCATGTCGATACTCGCTACCTCACGCGGCGCAAAATCAAAGTGGAAGGACCGGATCGCTGGCGCAACGATGTGCGGCATTCTCTGCTTCTTCGCTCAGCCCACGCTCACAGCTATATGGGCAATCTTCAACTGGAACTTCCCGCCCGAACTCTGCTGGCCCATCTCGGCCGGGGTTGGTTATGTGGGAGTGGATTCCCTGTTTGCCTATGCGCGCCGCCGTCTTGGCCTGAATGAGCCGGGAGATAAAGCAAATGCTGACCCTCAGTAAATTCCAGCAAGCTACAGGCATCAGTACAGCGCTGGCGGCAGAGTGGTTTCCTGTAGTCAATGCTGCCATGCAGAAGTACGGCATCATCACACCATTGCGACAGGCCCACTTTCTCGCACAGATTGGTCACGAGTCATCAGGGTTCGTGCATACCGAAGAGAGCCTGAATTACCGCTACGGCGCATTACTGGCGATGTTCGGTAATCGCATTAGCCAGGCTGACGCCATGAAGTATGGCCGGGTTGATTCAGGCCAGAACGCACATCCTGCAGACCAGAAAATGATCGGCAGCATCATCTACGCCAACCGGAACGGGAATGGCGATCGGAACAGTGGTGATGGATATCGTTACCGCGGCCGTGGATTGATACAGGTGACAGGGAAGGCAAACTACGCCGCACTGGTGAAGCAGCTTGGCGTTGATATCGTGAAGAGCCCGGAACTTCTTACTCAGCCTCAGTATGCAGCTGAATCTGCCGCTGCGTGGTGGAGCAATCACGGACTTAATTCTGTCGCTGACTCTGATGATGTTACCCGCATCACCCGGATCATTAACGGCGGTACAAATGGACTGGAGGACAGGAAAGCCCGCTTGACTAAAGCTAAGGGGGTTTTATGTTCGGTTTAATCAGTTTATTCCGCATTTTCAGAAACAATGCGCACATCCTTATCCCATGCGCATTCATCATCCTTGTTGCCATTTGCCTGTGGGGGCTAAACGCGCGCAACCATCAGCTTACTGCCACAAACGACAGACTTACCCAGCTGAACGACAGCAAGGATGTGCAGATCAACGATTTGAGGGCAAAGAATGACGATCTGGCGGGAAGCGTTAAAGAACTTGCAGGAGCGGTTAACAGGCAAAACGTTGTCATGTCGGAAGTGGCAGAGCAGCGGGCAGAAGCTGCACAGCAGAACCGGATGCTACAGGGCGAGATTAAGCGTTACCTGGCAGCAGATAAGTGCTCTGTTGCTCCTGTTCCTGATGCCGCTGTTGAGCGCCTGCGCGCCGCAGCAGAAGCCGCCCGTGGAATACCGGGTGGTAAAGACGCCAGCCCTGAACCTGCCGGCAGAGTTAACGTCCCGCATTGATGTGCCTGACTTGCCCGATAATCCCTCGTATGGCGACAGCGTTGCAATGAACGCAGAGCTATATGGGATCGTCGGGCAGTGCAACATCGACCGGGCGGCAATACGCAAACTCCAGTCACAGGACAAAGAACCTCATCCGTGAGGCTCTGACACAGTCTCTCCACTGGACTTTAAGCATAGAGAATTATCAGCCTCGTATCCGCGGGGCTTTTTTATGTGCATCGCAGCGCATTACCAACCGAGAGCCTATAGGAAGCGAGCCTGAGATAAATCGTTATCTCTCGGGGCGGCTTATCTATGCGAACAGGCTCGCAACTTATAGGTGATATATGAAGAAGTTGATGACTACTGTTTTCGTATTCGTGCTGGTATGGGGGCTGTTTGGCCTGCTGGTTTACGCAACATTACAGGGCGACCATTCACTGATGAGCATCGTTGTGGCGGCATACTGGGCGATCATCGCTCTTGCCTGCTTCATCTCGCCTCTGTTCCTTGTGGCTGTGTTCATGGCCGGGAAAGAGAATGACCCCATGGAGCGGGCCAAGATGCTAATCCCTCTGAAGGACTATTACAAACGCAAGGGCGCGATCAGGAAGCTCATTGGACTTGTGACTATGGCGGCCATCTTCGTCATGCTGTCTTACTCCGGATGGGTATTCACGTCACTGTTCTACATTCTCGCTTGCGGCTTTGTAACCCTGCTCAATTCGGTCGGCAGAGACAAATTCGAAGAACTGACAGGCCGCATCGTTAAGCTTTAAGTCATTACAGAAGCTCTTCTAAGAGGGGCTTCGATAATGTCTATCCCCCAGAGAGGATAAATCATAAATATACCCTGTAGGGGGTAAAGAGGCTTTATGGCTGATATCTACCGAATCACTCTCACAACCCAAACAGGCGAAACCTTCACGGGTAAGATGTCACGACGTCAGCCCGAGCTGGTTAATGGCTTTGTTCCGCTGGCGACCGAGGCGGGCGAGTGGCTGTATTTCGCTCCGGCCGATGTGAAGCGCGTGCAGTTCACGCCAGTAGCAGATGAGGGAGAATCAGAGGAAACCACATCATGAAAACGACAATAGGCCCTATCACCTTGACTCTTGATATGAGGCAGCAGGTTGCACGTTCTCGCGAAGTGCTTGATGAGTTGCAGCGAAGGGTGAGTGAGCTTAGCCCGCGCATCTCAGAAGAGGAAGCTCTACGCATCCTCCTTCTCGACATGACTTTCGATTATCTGGAGGCCAAGTCCGCACAGAGCATGCAGGGTAGTGAGCCATCCGTCTAAGTTGTAATGATCTTGAGCGTGCCTAAAAATGCACGCCCGGATAAATCAGGAAGAAAGCATTTCTTTCAGATACGGTATTAAGTCACTTTTTTTAATGCCTGTGCACGCAGATAGACCTTCACTCAACTCTTCAATAGTTCGTCCTATAGGTGAGTGACCTAATGATGACCGTGCAAAGTAAAATCCGTTTTCATATCCGATGTCGTATGTGATTTTGTTGATTTCAACCCTAACCATATTTTCCCTATCAAACTCAAAAAGAAATAAGCCATGGCACTCACCGACAAGCAAGAGATGTTCTGTCGCGAGTACCTCATCGATTTAAACGCCACGCAAGCGGCTATTCGGGCGGGGTACAGCGCAAAGACAGCAAACCGTACCGCGTCCGAAAACCTGTCAAAACCTGACGTGCAATCCAGAATTGCCGAACTGAAAGCGCAGCGCAATGATCTGGTTGGCATAAATGCGACATACGTCCTGAATCGTCTCGTTGAGATAGACCAGATGGACGTTCTCGACATCTTGACCTCTACCGGAGAGTTAAAGTCTGTTTCTCAGTGGCCGAAGGTCTGGAGAACAACGCTATCCGGGCTGGATGTCGTTGAGATGTCAGCCGAGGGAAACACCGCCGCGCTGCTTAAGAAGATTAAGTGGCCAGATAAAGTCAAAAACCTCGAGTTGCTCGGGAAGCACATAGATGTGATGGCTTTCAAAGAACAAGCCACCCATGAGCATACAGGCAAGAACGGCGGCCCAATCGAAATGGCGACGCTGACCAAAGAAGAGTACAAGGCTGCCCGGCGGGAGATGTTGGAGGATGACGACTGCTGAGCAAAAGGCTTACGCCCGTAAGATTGAATGTGAAGAGGACGGGCTTTACTACGCTCGATACTTCTTCAAACAGCGTACCGGCGGCAAGATGATAGTCGCGCCTCACCACAGGGTGATTCAGCAGACGCTGGACCGCGTTATCGATGGTGAGATCACGCGTCTGATCATCAACGTTCCGCCTGGCTACACGAAGACGGAACTGGCAACCATAAACATGATGGGGCGAGGGCTGGCGCTAAACTGCCGGGCCAGATTCATGCACCTGTCCTATTCACATAATCTGGCGCTGCTGAACTCCTCCACGGCACGTGGCATGATTAAGTCGCAGGCCTACCAGTCGATGTGGCCCATGGCGCTGCGCGATGATGCCGACAGCAAGGCTATGTGGTGGACCGAACACGGCGGCGGGGTTTATGCGTCATCAGCTGCAGGGCAGGTTACCGGCTTCCGTGCCGGGCACATGGAGCCAGGCTGGCAGGGTGCGCTGATTATCGATGACCCTGTAAAGCCGGATGACGCTTACTCTGAGATCGTCCGCGACGGCGTCAACAACCGCTTTAACGAGACTATCAAATCACGACTGGCGATCGAGACGACGCCAATGATTGTCATCATGCAGCGGATCCACTACCACGACCTGAGCGGCTATCTGTTGCGCGGCGGTAGCGGTGAAAAGTGGCACCACCTGAATCTACCGGTGATTGTCGACAACAGTCAGCCATACGTTGCTCAGTACCCTGAAAATACCCACGCAATACCTATTGACCATGGTCTGCCTGATGGCTGGCTATGGCCGTTTAAACATAACGAGTCGCACCGAGTTTCGCTATTTTCTCACCGGCGCACTGCCGAAGCCCAGTACATGCAGAAACCTCGCAGGTTTAATGCTGAAGGCGCTCTCTGGACGGAGGTGATGGTCAGCGCGGCGCGAGGATTGCAAATTCATCACGATAAGGTTCGTACTGTCGTGGCGATTGACCCGCAGGCAACAAACAGCGACGAAAGCGATGAAACGGGGATTGTCGCAGCCAGCTCATATGGTGCCGGTGACAAAAAGCAGTTCTCTGTGGATGGCGATTACAGCGGCAAATATTCTCCTGCTGGATGGGCCAAGAAAGCCATATCGGCCTATGATCAACACGAAGCTGACGCGATAGTCATTGAGACGAACCAGGGCGGAGACATGGCGGAGGAGACGCTCCGCAACGCCGGGTTCAAAGGTCGAATCATCCGTGTACATGCCAGCAAAGGGAAATATGCGCGAGCCGAGCCAATCTCCGCGCTATACGAACAGGGCCGCGTGGCAAACCATGGCAATCTATACGTATTAGAGAATCAACTGATGGAGTACATTCCCGCCATCGCGAAGAAATCGCCTGACCGCCTTGACGCGATGGTTTACGCACTGACTGAACTGAATGGAGCGCAGCCTGTAGGAATGATGATTCCAAAAAGACTACAGGGCCGATAAGATGCGTATTCACTTAAATTTGCAAATGGATAGGCCATGAAAATCGAATTTGATGAAGTTGCTAAAGGTCAGGTAAGGGCCACTCTTACTCTGAAGCGCGTTCCTGGCGAATATGTACGTAGTTATGGAGTTTTCGCAGAGGATGAAGAAACGAGTGCAAAACAGTTACTTGCTTGGATGAAGGAAGAAGGTAAAGTTCCCGAAGATTTCGAGTAAATTTACACAAAAAAACAAGGTCGCTTCGGCGGCCTTTTTTATTGCCATAAATCCACCACCGGACAATCCATGAATGACAAATTAACTCTCGCCGTCAACCATGCGTTGAACGATGCGCGGATGGCACGCGCCCGTATTGGGCTGATGACGCCGACAATGGGGCTGGACAATAAGCGCCACTCTGCGTGGTGCGAGTATGGCTTCCCTGAGCAGATCACCTACGACAATCTATACGCTCTTTACCGCCGGGGCGGTATCGCTCATGGCGCGGTAGAGAAGTTGATCGGAAAATGCTGGCAGACTAACCCGGAAATCATTGAGGGTGACGACAGCGACGAAAGCGAAGATGAAACCACCTGGGAGTCGAAGGCTAAACAGGTCTTTACCAATCGCCTCTGGCGTTCGTTTGCTGAAGCAGATCGTCGACGGCTTGTTGGTCGCTATGCTGGAATTCTTCTGCACATCCGTGATGACAAAGACTGGAATCTTTCCGCCACCAAAGGCCGAGGGCTGCAAAAGGTCACAGTAGCCTGGGCTGGGTCGTTGACAGTCGGTGAGTGGGACACGGGTCTGAACTCTAAGACGTACGGTCAGCCGAAGATGTGGCAGTACACCGAACGTCTGCCTAACGGCTCAAATCGCCGGGTTAACATCCATCCTGATCGCGTGTTTATCCTGGGCGATTACTCAGATGATGCGATTGGCTTCCTGGAGCCAGCCTATAACGCCTTCGTGAGCCTGGAGAAGGTAGAGGGCGGGTCTGGGGAGTCATTTCTGAAGAACGCCGCGCGCCAGCAGAACATCAACTTCGACAAAGAGGTTAACTTTGGTGACCTGGCGTCAATGTATGGCGTTTCGGTTGACGAGTTGCAGGAGCGCTATAACGACGCGGCCAGGGAGCTTAACCGCGGCAACGACACGTTGCTGATAACCCAGGGCGCCAGCGTTACATCGTTGGTTTCTCCGGTTTCCGATCCCTCGCCGACGTACGACGTTAACCTGCAGACCGCCGCGGCAGGGGTGGATATCCCGACGCGTATCTTGGTTGGTAACCAGCAGGCTGAGCGCTCCAGCACCGAAGACCAGAAATACTTCAATGGTCGTTGTCAGTCTCGCCGTGTAGACCTCTCTTTCGAGATAGAGGATTTCTGCGACAAGCTTATAGAGCTGCAAATAGTCGATCCCGTCAGCAAGAAGGCTGTTATCTGGGATGACCTCAACGAACAGACCGGTGCAGAAAAACTGTCCAACGCTAAAACCATGGGCGAGATAAACCAGACCATGCAGGGCAGTGGTGACAACCCGGCATTCAGTCGTGAAGAGATTCGCACTGCCGCCGGTTATGACAATGACGACGAAGACCCCTTAGGAGAAGAGGATGGCGACGAAGAAGACGAAGCCACCGATTCTACCGCGTAACTATCAGGATCCGACCGGAGCTGATGCGCTGGAACGCCGGGCAATGAAAGACTTCGCCAGGCGGATGAATAAGATTGGAAAGGCGTACAAATCAGCACTCGAAAAAATACCTTCCTCCCTCGCAGTAAACGCCAGATACGAATACCAGCTAAACCCAACTCTACTCACCATCATTCTGAACGATGCCAGTTACCTGGTGGATCAGGTGTTGATGGAGGGTAACGAGTACGACCTCTGGTTTTACGAGTACATCGATCTGGCATCAGAGAAAGGTACGGGGCAATCGTTCTACAACCTCAGTCAGCAATCCCCGGTGTATGCCGCCGGGCGGGAGTCACTGGCGTCCATCCTCGCGAGCGACCCGTATCAGCAACGTATGGCGCTGGTACATGCTCGCGTATTTGAGGAGATGAAAGGGCTCAGCGCTGAGGTGAAGCGTGACATGGCGCGAGTGCTGACGGATGGTGTTGGGCGAGGTCTTAATCCGCTGGATATTGCCCGCAACCTGACAGACCAGACCGGCATCGAGAAACGCCGGGCGAACCGGATAGCGCGAACAGAAGTCACTACCGCGCTGCGCCGGGCTAAGTGGGATGAGGATCAGGAGGCCAACGAACTTTATGGGCTGAAAACGTTACTGGTCCATATCTCCGCGCTGTCACCGACAACCCGTCACACCCACGCAGTGCGCCACGCTCACCTCTACACCAACGAAGAGGTTAGGGACTGGTACAGCAAGGATGGAAACTCCATCAACTGCAAATGCAGTCAGCAGTCGGTTCTGGTCAACGACGAAGGCGAACCGGAGTACCCGGACACCATCAAGAAACTCAAACAGGAATATAAATCGATGCAGGCGCGCGGTTACGCCTGGGCGGAGAAATAACCCATGAAATTGCAGGTAAACCACGAAGCAAGGCGCCCACTGCCAGCACCAAAGCGTGGCGACCATATTCAGGTCAACATCACCACGAAGGTTAACAGCCAGTCGATCCGGCGTGAAACGCACAACGGCCGTGAGCACCTGGTTCTGCCGAGCTACACGCTGCCGGCTAACGTAGTCATGAACGGAGGGCTGTACACGGCGGAGGAAATCGACGCCCACTATCAGGGGCTGGAAGGAACTCTTGCGCCACTTGGTCATCCGCAGGTTAACGGCGAATTCGTATCTGCTTTCTCCCCAGAGGGCTTGAATGTCGGCTACGTAGGTGCCTGGAATCGCAATGTTAAGAAGTCCGGCAATCGTATCTACGTCGAGAAGTGGGTGGATGTTGCCCGGGCGGAAGAGTCGGAAGGTGGTCGCGAGCTACTGGAGCGCGTTGCAGCTATCGAGCGTGGTGATGACGTTCCACCTATTCATACCAGCGTAGCCGCTTTCCTCGACCAGCTTGAGCCTAACGAACAGCAGCGAGCCACCGGTGCCGGATGGGTAGCGAAAATCCACAGCATGGACCATGACGCGATTCTGCTGCACGAGGTGGGCGCAGCGACGCCAGAGCAGGGTGTTGGCCTGATGGTTAACGCAGACCTCGCGAAGCCAATGAGCGTCAATTCAGGCGCATTGGTGGGCGAATCCTACCGGGAGCGCGAACAGCGTCTCGACCGGGCGGCCAAAGCGAAGTTTGCAGCAGGGTCAGATGAATACGCCTGGGTGGCTGACTTTACTGACTCTCAGGCTGTGATAATCCGCAACGGCGGCAATGCAGAGGTGTTTGGTTACAAGTCTGAGGGTGGCGCTATCACCTTCGAAGATACAGGCACCGCTGTAGCGCGCCAGGAATCATGGGTGACTGTCGTCGCCAACAAATTCAAATCTCTTTTTACACCGCAGGAACAGCCTGCACCAAACCACAAAACGGAGGGCGACATGCCTTTAACCACTGAAGAGAAACAAGAGATGATCAGCGAAATCGGTAAAGGCCTGGCCGCTAACTTCGCCGATGCCCTGAATCCGATTAAGGACGCGATCACTGGCCTGCAGGCTAACCAGGATAAGCTCGCTGAAACCCTGACCGCCAACTCCCGAGCCGAAGAAAAGGCGAAGCGTGAAGCGGTAGCCGCAAAGCATGGCGATGTCGTTGCTAACGCTCTGACAGGCGATGCTCTGGACGCGATGTTTAAGTCGTTGGGCGAAGCTGCGCCGCTGGGCACCAACAATGCACAGCAGCCGAAAGAAACCGGCGCACCTGCCGCTGACGAACACTTCAAATAAGGAGCCGGATAATGCCACGTTATCGTCGCGTTAATATTGACGGTCAGTCCCTGTACAAGACCGAAACCCGCACTACGGCTGCCGCACTGCTTCCTGGCACCGCTGCAACCATCAACTCATCAGATAAATTCGCTCAGGCCACTGCGCTTACCGGACGCCTGTACATCATCGATGTCGGATATCACCAGGGCCTGACCATTACCGAAGCAATCCCGGCAGGTGACTCAGCTGTTGGTAACTACGTCGAGGAAGGTCGTGAGCTTGCACTGCGTTGCCTGCCTGGCGCGTACAAGAAAGACAGCCCGATCAAACTGGGTACTGCCGGTCAGTTCACCCTTGCCACTTCCGACACTGATTCTGTGATCGGCTATAGCCAGGATGAACACACCATTGCGGCCACCACCACCGATTATATTCGCGTGCGTATGCGCGTTGGCACCGCAGCCGCCGCTAGCGCTTAACAAAAGGATAAACGCACATGTATTTCTCTAAAGACACTCTGGCGGCAAACTCCCGCCTCGGCGGCCACTGGAACGAATTGTGGGCCAACCGTAACATGTGGAACCGTCAACACGACGCAATCATTGCTGCCAACCGTGCTGATATGACTCCAGATATGCTGGCCTGTAACGCTGTTGGTGGTTTCTCCCGTGACTTCTGGGCTGAGATTGATCGCCAGGTGCTACAGCTGCGCGATCAAGAAATCGGCATGGAAATCGTGAACGACTTGATTGGCGTTCAGACTGTGCTTGCTGTCGGTAAAACAGCCAAGCTTTATAGCGTGGTTGGCGACATCGCCGATGACGTGTCAGTTAGTATCGATGGCCAGGCGCCGTTCTCCTTCGATCACACTGACTACGCCAGCGACGGCGACCCGATTCCGGTATTCACCGCGGGTTATGGTGTGAACTGGCGTCATGCCGCAGGGTTGAACTCTGTGGGGATTGACCTGGTGCTGGATTCGCAGATGGCGAAGATGCGCAAGTTCAACCAGAAGCGCGTTAACTACTACCTTAACGGTGATTCAAAAATTCAGGTGCAGTCCTACCCGGCGCAGGGCATCAAGAACCATCGCAACACCAAGAAGATTAACCTCGGATCTGGTGCAGGTGGCGCGAATATTGACCTCACCACGGCGGACATGACGTCGCTGTTTGCGTTCTTCGGTAAAGGTGCATTCGGTACTACCGCTCGCACGAACAAAGTCGCCGCATACGATGTGATGTGGGTTTCTCCGGAAATCTGGGCAAACCTGGCTCAACCGTATGTGGTAAACGGCGTTGTAAGCGGTACTGTATTGCAAGCGGTTCTACCATTCGCGCCGGTGAAAGAGATCCGCATGAGCTTTGCACTGAGCGGCAACGAGTTTATCGCGTATGTTCGCCGCCGCGACGTTATCTCTCCACTGGTAGGGATGGCTGTCGGCGTTGTGCCGCTGCCGCGCCCGCTGCCTAACGTTAACTACAACTTCCAGATCATGTCTGCTGAAGGCCTGCAAATCACCGCAGACGATCAGGGGCTGTCTGGTGTTGTCTACGGCGCTAACCTGGCGTAAGGAATCAGCATGGCTAAATACGAAGTTGTGCGCGCGTGGTTCGGAGTAAAGGTTGGTGATGTGGTCGAGCTGAAAGAACTTCACCCGGCGCTCAAGTCGAATGTACGCCTTATGCAGGGAGAGGCTGGCGGTGAGCTTACTCCGGCAACTCCAGATGGCGGAACTGGTGAGAAATCTCGCAAAGAGGTTATCCAGCAGCGCCTGAATGAGTTGGGGATCGAGTTCAAAGGCAACCTGGGCGCTGAAAAGCTCTCTGAGTTGCTGCCGGAAGGTGAACTCGAAAAGCTTTTCCCTGCTGAATAACAGCCGCCGCTAAGGCGGTTTTTTTATGCCCTCTTCGGAGGGCTCTCAGAGGCTCGCATGATTACCACAGAACAGGCCAGGGAATATCTGAAGTCAGTCGGTATCACGCTGCCTGATTTCATCTTGGAGGCATTGGTGGAGCAGGCTAATAGCATTCAGGAATGCCTTGATGCGCATTACTCACCTGCTACCGCGCTGCTGATACAGTCCTACCTGCTGGGCATGATGGCTCTGGGGCAGGGCGACAAGTATGTGTCCAGCCACACCGCGCCGAGCGGGGCGTCAGAATCTTTCCGCTACCAGTCGTTCTCAGATCGCTGGAAGGGTTCGCTAAACCTGCTCCGCGGTCTGGATAAATACGGCTGCGCTACTGCTCTTATTCCTGTCGATCCGACCGCAGCGCCAGCATTCGCTGGAATCTGGATCGGTCGTGGTGGATGCATGTGCGGGGATAAGTGATGACGTGGATATCCGTAAGCGTCCGGCTGCCGCGTCCGTTCACCCGCGTATGGGTTATGACAGGCACCGGTCGGGAAACGACCGGTTACGTCAAATCGGACGGCGAGTGGCATATCAACTGTGAGCGCATCCGGGCAACTGGCGCGAAGGTGCTGCGCTGGAAGGAGGGCTGATGTCATCGGTAGCAAACTGGTCATATACCGCCGCAGCGACCATCTGGCGCAAGCTGGAAGGTAATGACGAATACGGTGATCCGCTGGGCTATGCCGAACCTGAGCAAATCCTCTGCGATTACGAGGGTGGGCTGAGTAAGAAGTTAGCCAGCCTGGGCGCCGAAATCGTCGTGAAGAATACCGTCTGGACGGAGTTTGCGCTCGCAGCGGCTGGAGATTACCTGCTGATTGGAATATCGACCGAAGCCGACCCGGTCGTGGCCGGTGCTGACGAGGTGCGGCAGGTTATCCGCTACGCCGACACGTTCGAGCGTGTGGCGGATGATTATGCAATTTTGACTGGAGTATAGCCATGGGCATCAAAGTGAGCGGCATCAGCCAGGCCCAGAAAAACCTCAACGCCCTGATCGGTGATATTCAGGGTCGAAAGGTCGTAAGGGCTGTGCAGTCAGCGCTGATAATCGGTGGCTCTCAGGCCGCGCTTTATACGCCGATCGACACTTCAACGTTGCTGAACAGCCAGTTCCGCGACATAACCGTGAATGGCAATCGGGTTACCGGGCGTGTGGGCTACTCCGCTAATTACGCGATGTATGTTCACGATCCGAATGTGCCGCAGACCTTCCGCCGGGCCACAGCGAGGAAAGAATTCCTGACCAAAGGCTTTGAGGATACCCGCAGGCAAATCGACGCGGTGATCGCCAAGGAGATGTCCCTATGACACCCATGATGCACGAGCGAGTGCGCAATCTGTTTGGTGATGCAGGACTAACTACCGGTTTCACGGTGCAGCAGTTGATGTACGACGACCCGGGCGAACTGTCGAAGGCGGTTATGGTATTCCGGCCAAACGGCGGCACAAACATCCGTACCGACCTTGGATCTGAGTATCACGTCCTAGTTGAAGTCGTCGGCGCAAAGGATAAGCGCAAAGATGCGGTGAATGCCGTGCAGCGAATCGTCGATTATGTCCAGGCCAATCCTATGACCGACGAGTGTGTTGGCTACATCCAGAACATGGGCGCCATTCCCGCACCCGTGCTCACAGAAGAAGGGCGAATAGTCTTCCGACTCCAGTTCGCCTGCACCTACGGCGAATAGCCATCTCAACCAAATAACCCGCTCCGGCGGGTTTTCTTTTTTAAGTCAAAGAGGAGTTTCAAATGGCTAACTGCCCTAACTCGAACGAGCGCCTTTTCGGCGGTGCGGTCGTGCTGGAGGTCGCCGATGGCTGCCCGGATGTCAAACCGCTTGAATCTGAGTGGATGGCGCTAGCCGCTGGTACGTCTAAGGGGTTCGACTTCAACCCGAACTCGGTGACCTCTGATGCAGATGACGGCGGCGGCTATGTCGAGACCATCATCACCAACAGTGACTTCACCCTGAGCTTTGAAGGCGAAGTGCGCAAGAAGGATAAGCTGGATCAGTACGGTGTCGGCAAGTTCATCAAGTACTTTGCTGACGAACTGAAGGCCAAGCGCCAGCCCGGCATCTGGGTGCGCATGGACTACGGCCCGGTCGAGTTCATCGGTTACATGAACATCAACGCGCTGAGTTCTGACGGCGGGACCAACGACATCGTCACGTTCTCCACGGAGTTCAAAGTCGGTGATGCCAGCACCATCGAAGTTAATGAAGTGACGGCAGTGGCGGTGACCGGCGTAACGGTGACTCCGGCTACCAGCACCGGCGCGGCAGGTGGTACCAGCACCTTTACGGTGAATATTGCCCCGACTGGCGCGACCAACAAAGACTTCACCGTCGCATCTACCGATCCAACCAAAGCCACTGCTACGGCTTCCGGCACTACCGTCACGGTGAATCGCGTCGCCACTGGCAGCGCGCAGATCATCATCAATACCGAAGACGGAAACTTTGTGGCCGTGCATACGGTTACCGTTACCTAACGGACATTCCAAAGGGTGGCCGCGGCTGCCCTTGATAATGATCGTTACCCAGGAAGGAATATGACTGCACTAATCGACATCGGAGAGGTGGTGATAAGCGATGCGCGCGCAGGCGGCAAAGATTACCTCCTCAGGCCATCCTTCGAAGCTATGAGCCGTATCGGTACGCCAGCTGAGATTGTTCAGGTCTACGCCACTATCCACGGCGAAGAGGTTTCCAGGCTCATAGACGTTTGTACCGCTGTGCCGGGAAAGGCTCAGGAATGGTTATCTCCTTCGTTTAATCGCGCCACTGAAAAGTTGCTATCAACATGCATGCATGTCCTGCAGGCGTGTTGTGAAGACGACCTGACGCCGGTGATCGGCGAATGGAAGGGCTGGAGTCGATATGTGGTTTATCGTCCCGGGGAGATGCCAAAAAGCGACATCATCATACTGGCCCAAAGCCTTATGCAGCACGGTATCGTCGGCAAGGCGAAAGTTCGAAAGCTGCAGCGTCATGAGAATGGTGAAACCACTAACGAGTTCCGGGCCGTGGATTACATCGTCGCGGCGCAAACGCACTTTGCCATAAGCGAGGAAGAGGCTACCCGACTAACGATGACTAAGTTCCAGATGCTGCTTGCCGCGAAGTACCCAGAGCAGAAAGGCTTCACCCGCGAAGAATATGACAGCGTGGCTGATGACTTCCTGGCGAGACAGGCGTCGAGAAGGTCGGCAGCGAAATAGCCCACTCAGGTGGGCTTTTTACCTCTGCCCGGCGAGACTTGATTTAAAACCTCGGTGTTTTCTTCCAGTATCCTTAGTATTTTTTCCATTAACTCCTTGGAAATTAATGGTTCATCAGAGCTGAAGACCCTAGCGCGATCAGTGGGTGTAAGGTCTTCATCGGTAATGTCATGCGACTCCCGTGATGTGAGCAGGTCGTATTGCATATGTATCGCAGTAGCTAATATGTCAGGATTTTCTACATATTCGGGTGGGAATTCGAATCTATTTAGTGATAGCAATACATGGCTTTGACCTTCGGTTACTAGCTTTTTGAACCTCACCACGTCGCCGGTTAGCACGAGCACAAAGCTACCATTGGTTGGCTTTACGTCAGGATCAACGGTGACAATACTCCCATCTGGGAAGCTAATGCCATCAGAGCCAATCATTGAGTTACCTCTCACTCTAATAGCAAACGCCTTATCTCCACACCTAACAGGTGCGGCGATGTAACCAGAAATTGGAGCAGCATCACCACCCTGCATTAGCAAAAGAGAGTGGTCAGGGTTGTTCAGCAGGGGGATTTCTCGAACGGTAACTGTTCTTTTTGCAATATCAATGTCTGGGCCTGTCCCGTCACCGCAACTAAGCCATTCCGCAGTTGTTCCTAAGGCTGCCGCTAAGTTCTGCAATGCTTTTTCGCGCGGGCGAGCTTCCCCACCCTCGTATGCGGCAATTTGACGCTGAACAACTCCTACATGCCGCGCCAGTTCGGCTTGGGTCATGTTTAGGCTGTTTCGCGCTAAAGCCACCCGCTGCGGGAATGAGTTATCAAACTTCATAATATGACCTTTTAAAAATACATTGACTCATTTAGCATCATGGAGCATATTAATTATGTCGCATGAGTAAATGCGTTTTTCAAAATACATGAGGTGAATAATGGAGCAGAAGAAAAAAGATATCAAGCCAATCTCATACCGTCCAAGCGCTGACGTGCGTGAGTTTTTGGAAAGCAATGCTGTGAAAAGCTACCGCTCAACCCAAGGGATGATCGATTTCTTTATGGCAAAGGTGATGGATCTGGAGAAGAAAGGTGAAATTGTCATCCAGTAAAAAAGTTGAAGCCCAACGGTGGCTAGACCGTCAGGCTTCGGTATCGAACAAATCCATTGCGGGAAATATCGACATGAACAGTGTACATAACAACGAATTAACTTTCCAGAACATCAACTTTGCCTACATGGAAATGGCAGGGCAGATTTGGCTCACCGCGGCAGAAGTCGGTCAGGCTCTTGGCTATTCAGATGACAAAGCTATTCATCGCCTTTATCGCAAGCATGCTGATGAATTTACAGTGAATATGACAGGGGTGGTTAAAGTGACCACCCCTGGAGGATTGCAGGATTCTCGCGTTTTCTCACTTCGCGGTGCGCATCTGATGGGCATGTTCGCCCGTACCACTGTAGCCAAAGAATTCCGCCGCTGGGTGCTGGATATTCTGGATCGTGAAGTGCATAGCTCACCTATCGTCCAACAGTTCACCGATGAAGAACTTTGCCGCCTGGCATGGATGTGGAATGTCAGCAACCGCATGCAGGACTTTGCGAAAGATATGTACCCGGCACTGCGCGATCTTAAATCTGCTCACGCTGGAAAGTTCCATGATTTCGGCAGTGAGTTCCGCTGGACGTTCGAAGAGTCGAGAAAGGCATTAGAGAAAGCAACGGCGCATATTCAGTGCCATCCAGAGAAGGATGATAACTGGGCGCGGGTGTTACCGAAGTTAAGAAAGGAGATCCACTGATGGGTGCATGGGATGGCGCAAAAAGAAAAAGCCGATAGTTCGAGCTACCGGCTTTCAATGAAACGTGTCATAAGGACCAACGAATGACTTCATTAAATTTAGCAGTTCAGAAGCAGAATGTCGATCCCCAGCCGTTACCGGTGATTGAATGGAATGGGTTACGTGTTGTTACGACCGAAACGCTGGCTGCGGGTTATGGCACTGATGAGGCAAACATCCGTAAAAACCTCTCTCGTAACTCCAGTCGCTTTATAGAGGGCATTCATATCTTCACCATCAAAGGTGCAGAGTTGAAAAATTTGCGAGTGACCAATAGTCACGCACAAATTTCGAGCAAGGCGCGGTCGCTTGTTTTTTGGGCTGAAAAGGGTGCCGCTCGCATGTCGAAGATTGTCGACACTGACGAAGCATGGTCTTTCTTCGAGCGCTTGGAAGATTCGTACTTCCGGCCTGCTGCGGATGTTGGCATTCCTCTAACCTACGAAGCTGCGCTGGAAGACCTTCTAGCTAAAGTGAAAGAGAATCGCATCATCGCTGAGCAGCGTGACCGCGCAGTGAAAGAGAAGCGCTGGATATCTGAGAAGCGCGAAGTCACCGCCATGGCAACGGCTTCCGCAGCTGTTCGTGCCAAAAATAAGCTGGCAGAACGCATCGGTGAAGGCAAAAACTACGCCGCCATCATCCCCGTAGAGAAGAAGCTCGGGCAGAAATTCAAATGGCAGCCACTGCGTAAGTGGTGCCGAGATAATGCTGCCGAGCCGCATGAGGTTGAAGATCCGCGCTTCGGCACCGTGAAGTCTTGGCCTCGCGCCGCGTGGATGGCGGTGTATAACGTAGATTTACGCAAGATTTTTTAATCGGCGGAAAAGTCCGCCAATCGGCCTAGTTTTCGGCCAATCATAATTAACCCGCTTAAATGCGGGTTTTCCCGTTCCCGGTCGATTGAGATCAATAAATCAGCTATTGCCGTTGCGCCTGTGCTATTCCTGGGTAGGATGTTCACTTTTACCAATGGGGAATAGGGATATGAAGAAGTTAGCTTTGGCATTGCTTACAGTGGTTTCCTTTGGCGTTACTGCATCAAGCACGTATACAAAAGAACAACTAAACTCTATGGCCGCGTCTGGGAGCTACCCAGAACAGGAATCACCGATCACAAAGAGCAGTGAGTCGGTGCCATTTGATAAATGCAAGCAGGACACTTACAGCGTATATAACCAAATTTCTGGCAACTACCCGGCACAAGAAGTTGTGAATTCCGGGGTCCTTTATATTGTTAAACTTTGGACTAATGACGGAGCGATCATGGTCTCATGCTCAGAGCCGGATGGAAAGAAGGTCGTCACTCAGTCCTCGTACAAGTGAAGGGAATCATTATGAGCGAACAAGAGCAATTACAGAGAATCAGCGAAGAAATTGCCTGGGCTTATTTAAGGCACTTAAAGAACACTACTGGCGGCACGACTGTAACCTATGATGGTGTCACTAAGAACGTAGATTTCAACGAGTTGGTGTTTGGTCTGGTAGGCGTCGCGCATTACAACGCGAGAAAGAGTCCTGATAATGACATCCTAAAAGATCCGTATAAAAGCCTCACCGAGATGATTAATATTTACTCGAAGCCGTACACACTAACCGAGTTCGGGTTAAGAGTAATAGAGCACTTAAACTCCATATCGATACATCGTGAAAGAGGGACATTGATGTGATCCGATACGCTATTATTTTATTTATCATCCTTGGTTTGGCGGGATGCTATAAAAACACGCCAACCGACACAGAGGCTATTGATATCGCAAAGAAAGAGGTAGCGATGGCCTTGTGTGGCAAGAAGGAAACTAATTGCATTACAACAGATGCAGGGAAAGCCAATATAGGTCCAAGACTCAAGGACCATACAAACAAAATTACCGTCACCTTTAAAAGCATAAAACTAAATGATCAGTCCAAAGTTGATGGCAAGATCGCTGCGGTGGATGCAGGTATCGTTTCTTATGAATTTGATTCCAAAACCGGCGATACTTATATCAAACAAATATCTTTGTGGTCTGATGATGGGAAGGGCTCGGTAGAGTTGTGTGGTCACGACTACAAATTTTGCAATAAGTAGCAAGGTAACAAATCAATAATAAACCCGCTTCGGCGGGTTTTTTTATGCCCGGAGACAGAAGAATGTCCGAAAAAGTAGGCGAGCTTTATTACGAAGTAGACATCGAAACGGCGAAGATGATAGCCGCAAGCCGTAAAGCGGCTGATGTGCTGAATGTCATGGGCAAAGGGGCTCGTAATGCCAGTGACGGCATTGATAAACTTGATGAGTCAGGAAGGCGCGCATCATCATCCATGGGTACGCTTAAATCAGTTCTTTCAGGTGTGGCTAGCGCTATTTCAGTTGCCCTCATCATTGACTACGGGAAAGCCTTTCTAGAGGTTGCAGACAACGTAACGCAACTCCAAGCTAGGATAGCAAGGCTTACCTCAGGAGCATCGGAGGCGAGAGAAACTTTTTCAGCCCTTTCACAAATCGCATCTAATACCGGCGCCAGCTTACAAGAAACACAGGGGTTATGGGAGAAGTTAACATCCTCCCTAAAAAGCACTGGCGCAACCAATCAGCAAATTTTATTCCTTACCGATACGTTACAGAAAATTGGACGCGTTGGAGGAAGTTCAGCTGAAGAAATGGCTAATGGTCTGAGGCAGTTCGGCCAATCATTGGATAGAGGGAGTATTCAGGCTGAAGAGTTTAATAGCATCGTCGAGAGTATACCAGAATTGGCCCGGCAGATTGCCGCAGGAATGGGACTCTCAATGGGTCAACTTCGGCAGGCGATGTTAGACGGTAAGATATCATCGCAGGCTGCACTTAACGCTATTGCAAAGCAATCAGATATCGTCAACCAAGAGTTCAACAAACTCCCCCGAACGATGGAGCAGGCCAACAATAGTCTTACGGTATCGCTTTCTCTTCTCGTAGGAAAAATGAACGAGGCAACTGGCGCAAGTCAGACGATGGTAGCCATCATCGACTCGATAAGCGCGGCGATAGACAGAATGAGCGGGAGGGTCGAGACGGCCTCGCAAAAGATTGCAGATCTTACATCAACTGGTGAGATGTATAGTCGACGCGCAAGGACTTGGGCATTTCTAGGGCTAGACGGGTGGGCCAAACAGAATACGGCTCTTTCCGTATTAAGTGACCGAGCGGCTACGCTTGTCGGCGATCTTGACGCTGTTGGAAAGGCATCTCAGAACGTCAATAACAGCAAGGGTGGATTTGGTAACGGAATTACTGCCAATCCGAAGCAAGATAATCTAATCCAAATATCTGAGCGCCGCCTGGCTCTAGCGAAACTTGAGGGAGAAGCCAGGGTCAGGTTGCAGGCGCAGTATGACGCAGCAGATGCTGGCGTAACGGATCAAAGTAAAATCAAAGCTCTTCAGGATGAATACGCTGAAACCTACCGGATTACCGAGGCTCGTAAAGAAAGTATTAAGGCAACAAAAGATGGTGAGGCTGCATCGAAGCGCTCTGCTGCCGCTGAAGAATCCGTTGCGCAGAAGATCTCAAAACTTAGGGCAGAGTCCGACTTAACAACGGAGTCTATTGAGAAGAGGCGCATACAAGAAGCTGGTTTGCGTGCTCAACAATCTCTTGGCAGCTCTGCCACTAAGCAGCAAATTGAGGAGGCCAGGGCCATAGGCGAGGCTAACGAAAAAGCTGCTATCGCCATGCAAAAGCGCAAGGAGGCCAGCCAGAATTTTACACAGTTACAGGGTACTGCATCACCTGTGGCAGCTGTTGATAATCAATTTCAGCTTCAAATGGAACAGCTCAATGAGTACGCCACGCTCTATCCGCAAAAAATCGCACAAGTAGAGGCCACGCGCGCTGCCATCGAACAACAGTATCGAACGCAGCGCACCGAGGCCATGTGGCAAGAGTGGTCGCAACAGAATGCAGCAACCGAGGCTGCATCAGCAGCTTTTACAGCGTTCGGCAATAACGCCTCCAACGTCCTGACAGGCATCATCACGGGAAGCATGTCAGCATCAGATGCATTGCGCTCGATCGGAAGCACCGTCCTGAACAGCGTCATCAATACCTTCGTCCAGATGGGAATGGAGTGGGCAAAGGCAGCCATAACGGGGGCCACAACCCAGCAGACAGCTATTGCAACGACAACTGCAGCTCAGGTTGCAGGGATTGGAGTACAGACGGCAGCCAGCACCACGGCAGCAGCGGCGACCACGGCGGCATGGACGCCTGCAGCGATCATGTCATCCATTGCATCGTTCGGCGGCGCGGTGGCTATTGGTCTCGGTGCGGTGGCGGCAGTTGCGGCATTGTCGGGTAAACGCAAGAACGGCGGCCCGGTCAACGCTGGCGGGATGTACCAGGTCGGTGAAGGCGGGATGCCGGAGATTTACCGTGCCAGCACCGGCAAGCAGTACATGATCCCCGGCGACAATGGCAGGGTAATTAGCAACAAGGATATGCAGGGTGGTGGTGGTATCAACGTGTCCATCAATGTCCAGAACTATAACGGGTCTGCAGTTGATGCCCAGGCCAGTTCGGACGGCAATGGCGGCGTGACCATTGACATGATCGTCGCTGACCTGAACAACGGCGGCATGATAAGCCAGGGCATAACAAGTAACTTCAACGTCAAGCGCACGCCAAGGGGGCAAAATTAATGCCGATCATTGATTACCCTGGCTGGCTGCCGCTGGCGCAGAAGGCCAGTAAGAATATGACGCTGGATACCGGTTTCCTGACTGACCAGCCAGCAGTCGGCCCGGCAATTTTCCAGAACCTGACCGATGACCTGAAAGTGACCTGGTCACTGACGTGGATTTTTACGCTGGCGGAAGACAGAGCTTTTCAGCAGTGGCTACGTAGCCCCAACTATCTTCGTGGCGGTCTTTATTGGTTCAGAATGCCAATAAACCTTGGTGGAAGTGGCTTGCAGGTTCAGGAACTTCACTTTACGAAGGATGGTTTTCCGGTCCAGACCAATATTTCTGGCGGGGTGGTTACCTGGACAGGCACAGTCATAGCCAACCACCTGTTTAACGCAGACGACGAGTTCGACGACATCATTGTTGAGCTGCCGCCGCCGTGGAATACCTGGCTGGATATTGTCGTTACTGGGTACCCTGACGGTCGCGATCCAGAGAGTCTGCCGAGGGTTCCCTGATGCCATCATTTCGCGAATATAAACAGCAGCGCCCGACGCGCGGCCTGTACGATACCATCACGTTTTACCATCCTTCTTTTGGCTACGTTCGCCTGGTCGACAAGCAGTTCTTCGCAAAGACACTTGGCGGCCAGGCGTACACGCCAGCCCGCTTCGAAATCGAAGAGAGCCAGCAGAGCGGTACGCCGGTTATCGACGCGACGGTGAAGTTGGGCAGGTTATCGACGGACGTGAAATCTCTGATGAAGCAGTGGAAGGGTGCAGACCGGCTGACGGCCATCACCGCCACACGGCAGATATTCGACAGCGCCGATGTATCGGCCCCGATTAAATCGTGGCAGCTGTACGTGAAAACCGTCGATATCGACACGGACAGCGTCTCGGTCACGTTATCCATGACTAACCCGCTGAACAACAATATCGGAAGGCTTTATGACCCTGTTGAGTACACCGGCCTGCAGTACCTCTGATTTCATCAGGAAGATGATCGGCGTGCCATGGTCGAACCGGGCCTGTACGTTCGAGAAAGTAGACTGCTGGGGCCTGGTGGTTTTGTACTTCCGCCACGTCCTTGGAACCGAGCTGCATCAGACGCCGGACTACGAAGCCGGAGCAGACTTCTTCACTTGCTATCAGGGCGATGTGACGTTCTGGCGGCCGGTCTATAAGCCGGTAGAGGGCGGGATTTTCGTCGGCTATCAGGGTTCTCAGCCAGCGCATGTCGGTCTGGTACTGAACCGCCAGGCGCTGCATGCGCGGGGTGAGGGCGGTAGCGTGCGTATGGACTCGTTGCTGGTTATCCAGCGTGCATTCACCAGAGTGGAGTATTTCGAATATGGCTCTGATTGAGCTGCAGCGTTTCCCGGGAACGCCAAAAGAACGATACAGGGTGCCAAACGGCACCTTTTTTTATGCCTGGCTGATGGAGAACGACAGCAACCTGCACCGGGATCTGCTCATCGTACGCAACGGCGTCACGTTGGGTGACGATGCAGAACTGGATTTTCAGTTGAGCGAACTGGACGTTATGCAGCTGTTCGACCAGCCAAAAGGAGTAATCGGCGACATCCTGAGTCCGATTTTCAAAGTGGTCGGGCAGGTGTTCTCCTTCCTGGCACCGAAGCCGGCCATCGCGAACACTGGCGGCAACACCATCGATTCACCGAACAACAGCCTGACCGGACAGACCAACACTGCTCGTGTTTACAAGGCGAAGCCGGACATCTACGGTCAGGTTCGTTCGTTCCCGGACCTAATTCAGGAGTCAGTATTTGAGTACGTCCGACAGGATGCATTCGATGGCGGACTGAAATATGTCACTGAGTGGATGTGCATCGGTATCGGCCGCTATAGCTACGAGTCGGTAAGATATTCCGAGTCAAGTCTGGGGTCGCTTGCAGGCGCTGAATATAAATTCTATCAACCCGGAGAGGTCATTCCGCAGATCGTCGAAGGCTATGGTTTTGACGACGTTGACGGACAGGAAGTGCCGGGCCAGAACGATGCTGACGACTTCCCGGTTGAAACGGCGACGGCAAACACGGTTGTAAGTGGCACCTATTCCGGCGGCCAGATAGCCATGCAGATAGTCAAGCAGGATGAGTTCGACTACTTCATGGGTCTGGTACTGCCGCATGCAGTGACGTTCACCATCAACGTAACGTACGCCACAGCATCCGGCAGCGTCACAAAGGATGCACTGTTTTCAGGGACACTGATTTCGGCGGTGGAGACCAACGACGGCGGGGTAATAGACCCGGTCACCTGGTACACGTTTACCATGACCGATCTGCAGGGACCACTGGACGTTCCGGCGACGGCCACAATAAACACGACCACTTTCATCCTGAACGATAATGAGGCGCTGACGGTAGGCCCATTCTTCTCTCCGGTGGCGTCCACCGAGTTGTGGCTGCATACCCAGTCCAGCCTTGGCGGGAAGAAGCAAACTAACTGGCGGGTGGTTATCTGGAAAATCGACGACGATTACAACCAGATCCCAGGCACCACTGAGACATTCACCTATTACCAGGGGACACCTCACGACCACACCAGTGAGGTATTCTACCGCACCGACAAACTGATACCCGCGGCTGGTTTCGGCAAATATGCGATCAGCTTCCAGCGTACCGACAACGCCAGCGATGCATCGGTGCTGAAGGTTGAGGAAATACATGCCATCAACATCCGCACGAATGTGGTTCACCCCACCGACACTCTTGTGCGAGTGAAGGTGAGGGCGACCGAGAACGCCCTGGGCAGCCGGGAGCGCAAATACAATGCGCTGGTAACCCGGCACACCATCACTTATGACCTGGCGACGCAGGCAGTGGATTACACCCTGCGTCCGTCGCGCTCGTTCGCAGATGCGGTGGCGCACACCTGGTTAATCATGGGGGCGCAGCCGATAAGCAGCATTGACCTGTATGGCCTCTATGCGATCGCCGAAAGCCTGCCGGATGCACGACTGGGTCAGTTCGATTACACGTTTGATGATGAAAACGACTCGCTGGGTGACCGGGTACGCGCCATCTGTAACGCCGCGTCTGTCATGGCGTACTGGGATGACGGCGTGCTGACGTTTACCCGCGATCAGAAGGTTGACTATCCGGCCGCAGTATTCAACCGGGCCAACATGAAAACTGACGAGTACAAAATCACGTACGAGGCCACGCTCCCAGGCGGTTATGACGGCGTGCAGGTGTCTTATGTCCATCCGACCACGAACAACAAGACCTACATCAATTACCAGGTACTGAACGGGTCCATCGTCGAACAGGAGGCGGAGAATCCCAACAAGCTGGAGATCGTCGGCTTCCGTAACGAGTACCAGGCGCGAGAACGTGCGCTGCGCGAAACGCGGCGCCTGATGTATTCCCGCGTCAGGATGAATGCGAAGGTTTTCGAGGATGGAATCATCCAGGTAGGAAGCGTTATCCAGATGCCTGACATCTACGACAGCAATCAGCAGCAGGGATACATCACCGGACGCTCAGGTAATAACTTCGACACCAGTGAGCCGATCAGCTTCACCGGCACGATGTATGTGCTGGTAACCGACAGTCTGGGAAACCCGACATTGCGCTACCCCGCAACGCCCCGTGGCGACACGCCTTACGGCTTCACTGCGGCGCTTCCGGCGATCCAGTTGAACATTTGGAACGGAGACACCGTGCAGCTCCCGTCGCGCTATCTGATCGCCACCGTTGAAGAACTGGACAGCCAGCTCTGGACTGTCAACAGCATCAAGCCAAACACAGATAACACGGTATCTCTGACCGTTTCCGAGTACAGCGACAGCATTTATCAGTAAACCCCATTCGACAATCTCAACCCGGCCATTGAGCCGGGTTTTTTATGGAAAAAATATGGCTACTCAACCAACACAGAATCAAGTGCCTAGCGAATTACCTCGCGATCTCAAATTCAACGCAGGGAAGATTGACGAGTATGTAACCTCCATGGGTTGGACCTACACAGACCGGTTTGGTGGGAAGCATTACACGATAGAGGGGATTAACTATCTTGCGCAGCAGGCGATGAATGCCTTTGGCTATGTCAATCTTGCAGGTAAAACCTTCACTACTGGGGCGACGATCAATAATCCTAATGAGGTTTTACTTAATACCGCTGATGGTGAGTATTACAAATGGACTGGCTCCTTTGCCTCAGGGCCTAAGGTCGTGCCATCCAATTCTACGCCAGCAAGCACCGGTGGTTTCGGGCCGGGAGCATGGATCGGTGTAGGTGATGCGGTGCTGCGTAGTGAGCTGGCTAAGCCCAACGGCTCAAATCTTGTGGGATACAAGGACAGCACCGTCGAAAAGAGTCTTGATACGCTCTTTGGTGAGGTGTCTCCGCTCTTTCGCGGGCATATTAAGACCCTGGATTACTGGGCAGCCAAGATGCATGGCGGGGAAACGGTAAGGATAACTTGCTATGGTGACTCAACAACTGACGGAAACGGATCTACAGGTTGGACAGCAAACCCAACAACCCCGGTATCGGGATTTTCCTGGGACACTGCACCTGTAGCGAATAGCGACCATAATGCAGAAGCGCCAAACGCATGGCCTGTAAAGCTGCAAATCATTCTCCGGCAGTATCACCGAAACAATAATATCAGCGTTTATAACGCCGGGTATTCCGGGCAGCAGATGCAGAACGGATGGGCTAATTATTATTTCGAAAAAGCCGTGCTGCAAAATCCATACATTCCATCAAACCCTCACATTGTAATTATTGGCTTTGGGCTGAATGACATTACTGACGCAGGGAATAAAATTACCCAGCATATTGCTCAAACTATTGAGGTAATGAAGAAGGTTGTGGCAGCTGGAGCGACACCTGTACTGGTAACGTGCGATGCAAACTGGCGCTCGTATAACGGCTGGAATGCCGGTTCTTCCGGGCGTGATAATGAAGAAGCCGCGGCACAGATAGATGCTGCGAAAAAGTATATGGCGGAGGTGCTCGGGGTATCTATCATCGACCAGGATTTCATGCAAAAAACATGGATGTCCAAAAACAGCGATTATTCCAACCAGTATGAACTGCAGCAGGGCGGCTTGCACTGGAGTGACACCGGCCATGCCATGAAAGCCGCATTTGTGGCTCAGTCTTTTATGCCTGACATTCTTCGCTGCTACGGTACAGATATTGAACGTATCAGCTGGATGGACAGCCGCATGCGTTATGCAAAGGATTATACGTCTTCCTGGGTTCCTGATACGGGTTTCGAAGGGTATAAATATTCCCGATTCCCACGGATTTGGTATATCCAGTCCGCTGATTATGCAGCCAGCGAGGTTATTTTTGACTTCTTCGTGTGGAGCGAGGGAAATCAGGATTCCCTGATATACCGCAATTTTGGTAACAGCAATATTGGCTCAACGTATGGCGCTGACCAGCTTCCGCGCGTGAAGGTGTTCTCGCTGGGTAATGCCTCGCCTTATTACGATAAAGAGCTTCCCGATACCGGAGAAAACGAAGCATATATCAATGCAACAGACCGTCCATTCTATCTTACTAAGTTGCGTTACGGACTTAATCGCATCCAGGTGATGGCACCGACAACGAGTGCATTAGGAGCGTTTTGGGGTGGCTGGTTTGAGTTCAACCCGTTCTGGAAAGCCAGGGATACGTTTGGTTATGTGAACAACTACGGCGCGCCAAATTATATTCAGGTTAACGCGCTGGAGAAAACCGGATCACTCGATTTCCGCTTCGAAGCCGACACCACAAATAATCGCGTGGCATTTATGAACCCTGAGATGTTTGACGGTACGAACTGCGCAGATATCGGCCAGGTGGGTGACAAGGTTGAAATCCTTGTCGAGGGGTTCTTCGACACCGATACAGGATTCCTGTTCTTCGGTGGGAAGTCCCTGAACAGAAACTCGGGAGCTGCAGATAATTATCAGGAGGATAACTGCCTGCTTCTGTATGCCGCTTCGAAAACATTTAACCTGCTACAGTTACGTTATCCCTATCAGGGAACCGCACCATACCCTCAGATACAGGCAGGGATAGACGATGTCTACAGCGCCACGGACAGGGCTAGAAAGTTTCTTATCCGCTGCGAAAAGACGTCGCCTAACACACAGACCATAAAGGTATACGATGGGTGGGAGACTATCGACACCCCCGTCCTGAACTATACCGGGGACTGGACGCAGGGTAAGTTCTGCGGCGGTGGGATTATTGGTGGAGTTTATGCGACGAGGAACATTGCCAGGACGGTGCGGATCTCTCAGTTGCTGATTCGCAAATTCAAATAACCTCCGGTGGCGCGTATTGATAGGCGTCGCCGCATTGATCTGCACTCACTTTAAAACTACTGTATATAAAAACAGTAACAAGGAGTGCAGATCATGCCCCGCAAATCAGACATTCACAGCGCATTTGTCGCTGCATTACAGCTAAACCCTAAGGGTTATCAGTGCCTTCACACGAATGACTTCATCCGTGAGTTACGCGCACGGAACTGGCATTTCACGCCGGACGACGCCAACGACTGGATAGAGCGTTATCAGGAGTTCTTCGTCGATAAGACGCCGGATGACAGCCAGAACCGGCTCTGGATGATGAGAAACATGGGGAGGGTGATCTGATGGGATTCGTATCGCCAGCAACAGACTATGTAGAACGTAGGCTCTGTCCTGAAACCATATGCGGCATTGGCATCGACAGCCGCATCCTGGAAACCTCATCCGGGTTCGCAGTTATCGAACCGGTTACCAGGCTGGTACAGAATCAGGTTCTGCTGATTTTGTCCGGTGGGCGTACTCAGTTTGCTCGGGTCATGGGTCGTGCGTTAATCACGGATGATGGCGAAGCGATCGAGGGGGCTGCGGCGGAAGAGGTGGAGGTATTGGGGCGGGTGACGTTCTTCATCAACAGCGTGATCGAAGACGACAGGGTGGTGTGA